TTTAAAGATCCGACTGGACCAATGAAATTTGGAAGTGCTGCAAAGAAAAATACAATGAAGCAACGCATAAGAATGTTAATGGAAGGTAAGAGTATTGAACAAAAGAATAAGTTAAAGAAAGAATTAATGACTTTAGGTTGGACCGCATCAGAACTTTCACCGTTAATGGGTAGTACAAGTACATATAGTCCATTAAATAAAGATAGAGATGGATTAATGGATAAGTTAGAACTTCAAGAAAAAGATAGAACAACAGAATTTGGTATGTCTCCAGGACATCCAGGCAGCTTATTTAATTCCGGAAATACTATTGTGGGCGACACAATTAATACATCTCACGTTTATGTTACTGGTTATGTACCATCAGCATTCGAAGCTAAAAGACATCATTTAGCAAAAGGGCCTAGATAATAAAAAAAGGGGACTTTCGTCCCCTTCTCAATAACTGATTAACTCTTAAGCTTCAGCTGCTAGTTTAGCAAAATAACTCATAGTGTCATCATTGTCCGAATCCGCTCTTGCGATTGGATCTGCTGCAGTTGCAACAGGATCAGACATTGCAGGTGCATCATTAAATGGAGCATCATCTTCGACTGCTGCCATCTTTACTTCCTCACCTAACACACGTGTTAACTTAAGATTAAGTTCACTGTAAGATTTAAATGATGTTGGATCAGTAAACTCACTTAGTGCATACTGCTTGTTATAGATACCTTCTAACACAGAATCATCTGCATTCAAGGCTTCAGCAGGAGCAAATTCAGATCTGTCATAGTTCCTGTAACCAGCAACATTAGCGATCTTCATTTTAAAGTTAGCACCTTTCCACATATCAAATGGGTTAACTGGTGATTCATCTTGAAACTTAGGTTGCATGCTATCCATAATCTTCTCAAAGATCTTAGCACCGTAAGTATATAGAAATACTTTACCTTCGTTCTCAGGATTCTCAGGATCCGAAACCACATAGATGTTTGACACATAGTGTAATCTACGCTTACGCTTACGTGCTAAATCTTTGTCAGCTTCAATACCTGTATTCCAAAGTTTAGAATTCATCTCAGATACTGGATCGTCCTTCTGAATAGTAGTAAGTGATTTCTCAACATACCATTGTCCAGTCGGTCCTTGGAAGAAGTGATCCCAGTATTTTGCCCAAGGTAAGTCATCACCTTCGACTGTAGGTAAGAAACGAATAACAGCATAACCGTTACCTGCTTTATCTACTGATGGTTTCCACATACGATCATCGCCATATGATTTCTTTTCTGTGGTGCCAGTTCCGGCCGCACCAACTAATGCGCTCATGTCATTAGCTTTCGCCTTTAAGTCTGCAAAACTCATTGTACATCTCCTTTAATTATTAGTATAAATTTGTATCATTGTATATTATAACATACTTTTTGCAAAAGTACATACTTATTTAAAGATATCAACAATAATATTTTTAAACTTATTGTCATCAAACTTTAAGAAAGATTGATACTTTGATATCTTTGTAAACAAATCTGGCCACAAGATAGTCTCTGTGATCTGATTGTTTGCCCTATCAATAAACCCAGTCAAGCGGTTTATTATACACACAGTCTCTAATGAAACCGTGCCTTCGAGATGAAGCTGGACTATTCTTGGATATGTATCTTCTATCTCCAAGAGGTCATCAAACTTTACATCTGAAATCTCTTCTAGTTCATTCCTAAACATATAAGACATACTATCTATAACTTTTAGGAACTTAGTATAAGTCTCTTCGTCTCTGATCATATCACCACTATACTTATTACCTGCTACTTGATGTGCAGCAAAGTACATAATAATATCATCTTTACTCTTAAACCTTTTACCAATCTTTGTTAACTGAAACTTGTCTGGCCTTTTCCAATACGTCTTTTCAGTTACGTTAGTTTTAAAATTATACTTAAAGCAATCGTAAGATCCATTGAAGTGGAGGTTAATTGCGTTATGTAATGTGAAAGCCTCATATCCAGTCATTCTCATATAGGCAACATCGCTGTATGTCCACCTTGCAGTAGGTTAAGTTCCTTTGCTTCATACTCAATATGTTCCACTATTTCCTTTGAGATCAGTTTTTTACTGTCCCTAAGATCGATCTCGTTGTCCTCACATACTGTTATAACCGAATCCATGTATGAACAGCCTCTGTGAGTACGTACATATGTTTCAACTAAACCTGAGAATGCTTTCTTATTTAGATCCTCACTCATTTTTGAATCCCGTTCTTGTCATATGCTGGAGTAAGAGTTGCCCAAAATACTGGCTTCTCTTCGTTCTCACCATAGAAATCAAGTGACCATACACCTTCTCTTAAATATGTTTGGCAATGGTTTTTGTATACTCTTGCCGATTCATACTTGGCAATTGCACCTCGTTCATTGGTTTGGATACCACGTCTTAATGCTGCCATTTTTTCTGTGGTTGCTTTGATATATCTCTTCACGTTAACTAGAGATAAGCCATGGTCATCATCTAATGCTACAACATTAGGTGCTATACTTTTATATGATGCAGGCTTTTTAGCTGCTCTAGCCTTCGCTAGGTTAGCTGCTGCCGCAGCTCTTTGCTCTTCACTCATCTTACGTTTTGCCATAATGTAAATCCTATTTAGTGTGTGTTAGATATATTATAACATAGATAGTGTGTAAAGTACATACTATCCTTTATAAATTTTTTGTATGTGTGTTTCAAATGCCTCTACCTTCTCAACACGATTTGGCCATTTAATATATTCCTTCTCAGGATTAGCCTTTAAGTTATTGAGTAATGGTCCGATAGCATTATATAGTTTGTCTAGTTTGTCTTGTGTTGTTGATGCCTCTGCTGCCGAAGCTGTTGCTGTTTGTGCAACATCTAATTCATTTTCATCTACAAGAGTAAAACCGAAATCGAAATCTGCCATGTTATCCCTTTAATAATTTGATACCCTTAGTCCAGTTCGTTGCTGCATCTTCTACATAGCCTAAAGCTTTATAAGGAAAATCTTCTCGCATGATTCTGTTACCATCAGGATCTTTAAATGTGATTGAAAAGAACGAATGTTCACCATCCATTCCTGTTACTACTTGATAAATCTTTGCAACACTGCCGTCATCTTTATAGTGTTCGCTCATTAGTTTTGTGTTATTATATTCCATCATGTCTCCAATAATTTAAAGGTGGGGGACCTAATAAGGAAAGTCCCCCGATTACTTAGTTATACCATACCACTAAGTTAGAACGATAGCTTCGCCTCAAGCTTAGTTGTAGCATCAGCGCTATCAACTTGTGACCACGATGCAGTCCATATACCACGAGTTAACTCTACAGTTTTCGTAGTTACAGGAGTTGCTGCGTCAGTCTTATTCCAAGTACCTTTAAGAGTACCTAGAGTACCAAGAGCACGTGAGACAGATACTTCATTGTCATTCGTTGCTCCAGCGTTTCTATCCATAACTGCTTCAAGACCTAATCCAGCAACAGTTGTACCAACCGTAATTTCTGAATTGTGTCCTGCTGTGACTTTGTTGTGTACCACTTTAGCGGTTACACCAGCAGATGTAATTGATGCTGTAGTTTCTCTTGTTTCTGCCGCAACATCAGTTACTGCAACTGCGATACCGCCAATAGTTCCACTTGCATCAATAGTAGTGCTTCCACCACTTACTTGGTTAAGTCCGACCGTGTATGCACCAAGAGTAGTTGTTACACCAATCTTCGTGACATCAGGATCATCACCCGACCAGTCACCAATCTTTAGAGTAAGAACACCAGCTGTGCTCTCTACCCACATATCATCTACACTGAAATCTTTATCAAGAACAACGGTTACGCTAGACGCACCTGCAGTTCCCTTCATTGTAGTATGAATGTCTTGAGCGTATGTACCATGTGAATCTAAGGTACCCTCATATAAACCCGAAAGACTAATACCTGCAAACGAAGTTGCGGATACTGCCATTGCCGCCGTCGCGACTAGTAGTTTTTTAAACATATTACTTTCCTTTTTATTTAAACAAAAAAATCCTTTTTTAAGTAGGGATTGAGACTACTGAGAGTTATTTATATAATTTTTATATAATATGCTCTCTTTTTCGTAAGCTTCATTTTCATCAAGCTCACGGTTTTCATGTAATTGTTGAACATGTACCATCTCGTGGCACACAGTTAAGATAGTTTCTTTGAAACTAAGACGTGTATCTATTTCAATATCGTACTCATCATCTTCAGCAGAATCAGTAGTCCAACCTTTAACGTTGTCTTCTGATATATCTTCAACCTCAACAGATACCAAGATCTCTTGGGGTATATTCAATTCCTTCTTACAAAAATCAACTATATCTTCCAGCAACGCCATAGTTACCTCCACTATTTCCTACTCATACCACATGGTTCATGTAAATCTGTTTTCAATTCTTTAATAATCTTTTTTGATTCTTCAGCAGCTTCAGATATATCATATCTTTGATACCACTGTCCCATCATACCCATATGCTGAAGCTTTGACTCCAACAATTCTAACTTTTCTGTCGTAGACATTAAATTATCCTATGTGATATAGCTTTATTTATACAAAAAATTAACTGTAGAACTGTTCATATCCAGCAGTTAAGCATTCTCCGTTTGCTACACAATCACCATAACCAGCAATATAATCTTCATACTGCTTGGCAATAACAGAGTTATCTCTACAAGACTCAGGTAGAGTTTGTGGAATTTCACATTGTTCATTCGCTACCCAACCGGCTACATAAAATTGATTATGTGATCTTAAGTGTTGCTCTCTTTCTTGTGCATTTGAAACTACCATTATAAATCTCCTTCAATAATATTATAAACATCTTTCCAAGTTCTTGCACGAGCACAAACATATTCATTATCTCTGTTCCATGCATGATCGATAAGGATACTGTTTAAACTAGCATCGTTACCCATTTTAATGTTCGCTGCTTTGTCTTCTATCCACCAGCATTCTGATCCACCCCAATCATTGAGTAAGACTTCATCTTTGTCTTGACCAGTGTTGAGAATAGTAAACCCTTCGAACACATCACCAAATACATTGCGCAAGTTCTCTTTACGATACTCTTGTGCAAGTTTGCAATTAGTCTGAGAAGTAATGACATGGAAAATATATCCATGCTCTTCATGCAGCTTGCGGACATATTTAATAGCATCACGAAGTGGTGATAGCTTCTTCATTTCTTCTGATCTGTTGAACAAGTTGACATATCTTGCACCAGTTTTCTGTGCAACTCCAACTGCTTTCGCAACGTTATAGTCATCACTTAATCTATGTAGACCTTCAGTCTTCTCTAACCAACGATAGAAATGAAACTCCCAATCAAGGAGAACTCCATCACAGTCAGTTAGTATAATTTTATCTTTTATTTCACGTAGCATATTTACTCCTTTTTGCTATTGATTCATCATATCTGTCCATGGTATCCCAAGCTTCCTTAGGTAATTCATTATACTTACAGCCCATGGATTTCTGTAAGTCTGGTTTGATAAGCGTATCTTGATCTAGGAAAGGATGGAAGCCATCTTTGTCTAACCATAGTCTGGCTGATCTTAAACGAATACCTTCGAGTGTGTCAATTGTCTTACGCTTTGATTCTTTAATCCACATTATACTTGACTCCAAATAATAAAATTAATAATAACTAATGCAACAATGATAAAATTCTTCATGAAGATTTACCTTTCTTTTTAGATGGACCCATTACTGATTGCCCTTTAAAATAACCGCCGCTTTGCTTTTCCAAAGTCTTGGCAGTCTCCTCTGGTGATACAACCCTGAATTTATCAGGATTAGCATCGATAAAGTCTTGCACTTCTTTTGATCTTTTTATACTAGCCATGTGTTAACTCCTTTTTCGTAAACGGCAAATGTTTCTGCATGAGCTTTAGGGCACCATGCTTGTGGTCTTTTAAAACCAGGTTTAGACTTACCTCTAAACTGATATCTAAAAGTTTTTACACCATCTAAGCTATCCCAAAACAATAAAGATTTTTGAACATCTTTAAGGTATTTTATTGGAATGCCTTTGTAAAAAGAAGCTTCGCTCTCAGGTGATTCGTATTTTTCAAGTATTTTCATTATATTCATTTTAATTCCTTTTTTATTTGATATGTATATATTATATCATAGTTTGCGGTGCTTGTGTGGAAAGTTTTCACACAAATAGTGTGTCTATTAAAACCTAGGGCCAAATCTCGCAGCACCAACTTTTTTGTTAGCAGCAACAAGATCTGCTTTAACACTATCTAAAGCTTTTATTAATGCTGAGTTATCATTGCGAAGTTTAAGAACATGAGCCTGAACTCTTGCCCAATCAAAAGCTTGATTATTAGAATCAACTTGTTTCTGAAGACGAGCATTGTCATCTTGAAGTTGATTAACTTGAGCAACAAGACGTGCGTGTCTGTCTTGTATTCTTTGATCTCTTGTACCTTGTTTTAATCTATTTCCTACTTTCATAACATTTCCTTTTTTATTTGATATAGGTATATTATATCATAAAAAGCACCGCTTGTGTAAAAACTTATGGTGCCAGGGTGCGGCTATTTTTCGCGCATCTGGACCAGTACTATTTGTACTGTTGTATGACTTGTACGAGTTCCTTATCCCAGTTGTCTCTATGTTCGATAAAAACTTGGGGTTCTGCGTCATCCACAGAGATAATTGTTACCAATTGTGTGATAGGAATACCTGTTCTCTCTTCCCAGGCAATAGCATAAAAGCATTCTTGCATGAAATAAGAGTGGATCCATTCTTTTTTCTTAGTCTTTCTACTTGTCTTATAGTCTATAATAGACGGTTTACCATCGAACTCTGCTACACAGTCAACTCGACCTGCAACTCCTAAGTGATCAGAATACAATGGTAACTCCTGTCCATATACTGTGCCTATTCTTGTGTCTAGTATATTTTTAATTCTCTTGAAGTCATGCAAGATATTAGGCATCAAGTCTTTTGCATAGTCAGGTTTATTGTTCACATAGTCTTCACATACTTGGTGAACTGCTGTACCCCTTCCTGCTGCTTGTCTAGATATTTGATTTGCTACATCATGACCTACACGATCTCTCCATTCCATAATAGCTTTCTTACTTAGATTACCAAGTAATGTCGTTATGGAAGGATAGTTACCTTTAGGTGTTTGGTATTTTCTACCACCGTCATTTGTAGTTGTTAGGTCATTATAACCTAAATCAATGGGTTCATGTTTAAACATTATCTATCGTAGTCAGTTTGTTTCATTCCGTCTCTTCCTGCCACCTTATT